CCACCGCCGGGCGGTTTTTTTTATCCTCCTCGTTTGCCTGCCTCAGAGCCTCGCCACGCCCCTCGAACAGCACCGCACCACCCACTGACACTCCCACGAACCCGCGCAGCGCAGCGACGCGCTCAGGCCGCGAAATTAAATATCATTAAATAAATACTTTACCGCTGGCGCGCAGTGCTTTCCCCGCCTCGCCTGCCCGCTTCGTGGGTCGGTTTTCATGCAGATGCATCGGGGGGCTCAGGCCGCGCCGGGACAGGGGCCGGACAGGAATAACAGGGCGAGGAAACGCATGCAAAACCATGCACCCTGTGGATGCATGGCTTAATTCGGGAAAAATAGCGGTATTTTCGGGGATTTTTTGCGGGGCTACTTACTGGCCAGTTCCGTGCGCCGGCGGGCATAAATCAGGCTCTGTGCGGGGGTGTATTTTTCCTGATTATCCACCCGCGAAGCCGCGTCAGGCCTGAATCCGATGGCCGTTAAAATATCGCTGTCTTCTGCGGCATAATGAATTTCTTCACCGGTACTCAGCCACACGGACAGCGCTTCGCGCAGGTAATGCGCCGAACGGTCGAGCGCATGGCCGGTCAGGAGTGCGGGCTGCTGACTGAGTCCCATCAGCTCCGGGGCGAGCGTGGCGGCGAGCTCTGTCCCGTGCGCCTGCATAAAGTCATTCAGCCGGTTGCGGATACTGATGCGCTGCACCGCTTCATGGGAGCGGATATAGCGCCCGGCGGCCTGATTAATCTCCCATTTTTTGACCTCGATAATATCGCGCAGTGTCTGCATTCTGCCCGGTATACGGTCATCCCCGGCCAGCACCTGCTCGCGGTATTCCTGCTCTGCGGCCGACAGTTCGGCTTTACAGTTCAGCCAGGCGGTTTCGTTCTTCTGACAGGCCTCAAAGGCCTGCTGTAGCGTAAGGGTGGTCATGGTCAGTTCTCCCCTGATTAATGACGGTATGGCGAGCTGTAGCAGCCCTGCACTTTACGGAGTGCCGGGGGTGTGACCGGCTCCGCGACAGGCGGCGCTTTCTCCGCCGGGGGCCGGATAACCTCGTCGATGGCTTCAGTGGTGCGGAACGTCGCCGAGCACTCAATATTGGTGCACTGGTGATAGCGCTGTTTGACGTTCTCCGACAGATAGCGGGAGGTGCGGGCATGCGCCGACTTTTTGCAGAACGGACAGTGCATCATGGCAGCAGCCCCCGCGCTTTCAGGTCAGCCTCGCGCTGACGGATTTTCTCCTGCCAGACTTTACGCTCGCCGGGCGTGCTGGCGGCGTCGTGGTCCATATGCGCAAGCGCGACGGCCGGGAAGCCGGTCAGGGAGAGCACCGGCTCATCGGCTGGCGTGACGGAGAAGGCGCTCACTTTCCCGGTCAGGAAGGTCACCACCTGATGCATGACCTCTTTCTCCGGCTCGATATACCCCTGATGGCCGGTGGTGTTGGCCAGAGGGTTTTCCATCACCTCCGCTTTCAGCACCATCGCCCGGACCAGTGGCCCGAGGGTGTCATTCAGCGCTCGGTTAAGCTCTTCCTCAGCGTATTTACTCAGCACAGCATGATGCGCCTGCCGGAATGCACGCGCGGTGCTGTTGCAGGTGGCTTTCAGCTGGTCACGTTCAAAGGCCAGCACTTCGGTCAGGTTGCCACATTCCTGCGCCAGCTCCCGGCGGGCCACGCGTTCGATATGACCGCTTTTCAGCTCATCGGTCAGCATGGCCCCCCCGGCACGGAAAGCGGCGCGCCAGGTGCGGGTATCGCTCCCGTTGTCCTCCTCCAGCTCCGCTTTCTGCTCCTCCGCGCGGCTGATGGCCGTCAGGGTGTCCTCCATCCGGCGGGCCTGTTCAAGATGGGCCGCTCTGGCGGCGGCCAGTCGCTCCAGCGCCGGTTGCAGGTAATCAGGGATAAAGGTGTTGTCGGTCATGGCAGATTTCCTCGTGGTTTCAACATGAGGTGATTCTGCCGGGGCACACACAACAACACGACCTGTTGCGGTTGTGGCAGTTCTGGCACAAACAGGACGTCAAAACCCGGCTTGCCAGAGAAAGGTCTCAGGAAAAGCATACTCACCGTTTGTTTTTTTACATATAACTGTTCACTACTGTTCACTTTAAATAAAAAAATAAGTAATACAGTAAGTTAAGTGGTGAACAGTTGAGGGTGGAAGTGTTCACCGACTGTTCACTACTGTTCACCTTTCTGTTTTGACGAAACCCTGCTCATTTAGTCTTTTTTGCGATTAAAAATGAAGAATATATAAATAAAAGTAATCATCGATTTGCCAAAGGATTATCAGGGATTGTCAACGATTGTCAGGGATTGCCACTGTTTGCCATTTGCTTGTTAACAGTTTGTTGTGTGGTATTTCGCTGCAAAAAGACTTGTTGCCCTCAGAGAAAATATTCACAAAATAGAGAGCTACCCGAAGCCGGACGGACACGACCGGCACTGTATGGACTTTATGAGGTAGCCCGATGCACACCGCTTTTTCTTCCCCGTCTTCTGCCCCTGCCGCACCGCTGATGCCGGTTTCTGATGCCGTTCAGGAGCGCTTTATTCGCCTGCCCGAAGTGATGCATCTGTGCGGGCTGTCCCGCTCCACGATTTACGACCTCATCAGCCGGGAGGCTTTCCCGAAACAAATCTCCCTCGGCGGAAAAAACGTGGCGTGGGCGCAGTCGGAAATCACCACATGGATGGCCGACCGTATCGCCGAACGCAACCGGGGCTATGACGCATGATGATGCCCGTTCCGCAAAAAGCCCCTTTTTCTGGCTTGCTTCCCTTCGCCGTTTCCAGGTATAGTTTTGTCGCTGTCGCAAAATCGACAGCCGGAATTGGCGTTCCGAATAACTTCAAGGCGACACAACACGCGCCATGCGTGTTTTTTTATGTCGTTGCTCAGGCACACCCATTTTCAGGGCTGTGGTGTTTATTCGTGCACCAGGGTTCTTTTCTGATAATGGTAGTCCGGGCGGGGCAGCCTTCGGGCTGGCCGGTTCCCTTGAAGGCCGGTTACGCCAACCCCGCTCGGGCTGCCACCAGTGAAATTGGCGTTTCCGGTGGTAGTTTTTCAAACTACTTCAAGGAGGCTGCCGTCATGGCTACTATCCTCACCCCGTCACACCCGCAGTTTGTCTTTGTGTTTGCCGCCGTTCGTCGTGCAGACCGTCAGCCCCGTATCTGTATGCTCCGCGCCGTCGCCGGGGATGAACACGCCGCACGCCTTTCCCTCGTTCGCGATTACGTCCTCTCGTTTGCCGGGCGTCTGCCGGTGGCGGAGGTGCGCGCATGAAACAGCCCGCCATCACCGTCAAAGACCTCGAATGCCTTGAGCACCTGCGTAACGTCGGCCAGTTCGTCGGCGAGCTGATGCAGGTGCAGGACTGTACTTCCCTGCGTCGTGACCCGGCCCAGCAGTTACAGCTCACCTCTGTGATTTACCTCATGACCGCCCAGCTCGACGGCGTGGTCGAGCGCTGCAACCACCGCTGGTTCACCGGGGAGGGCAATGTATGAAAACGCCTCTGCCGCCCGTATTGCGTGCTGCCCTGTATCGCCGCGCTGTCGCCTGCGCCTGGCTGACCCTGTGCGAACGTCAGCACCGCTATCCCCACCTCACCCTCGACGCGCTGGAAAGCGCCATCGCCGCCGAGCTGGAGGGCTTCTACCTGCGCCAGCACGGCGAGGAAAAAGGCCGCCTGATTGCCTGTGCGCTGCTGGAAGATTTGATGCAGGCCGGGCCGCTGAAAGCCGCCCCGTCACTGTCCTTCCTCGGGCTCGCCGTGATGGATGAGCTCTGCGCCCGCCATATCACATCGCCTGTACTGCACTGAGGGAGAAAACCATGAAAATGAACGTAACGGACACCGTAAAACAGGCGTGCGGCCACTGGCCGCGCATTCTCCCGGCGCTGGGGATGAAGGTGATAAAAAACCGGCCCCAGGCGTGCCCGATTTGTGGCGGTGATGCCCGTAGCGACCGCTTTCGCTTTGATGACCAGGAAGGGCGCGGCACATGGTACTGCAACAGGTGCGGCGCCGGTGACGGCCTGAAACTGGTTGAGAAGGTGTTCGGCATATCGGCATCCGAGGCCGCCGGGAAGGTGAACGCCGTGACCGGCCACCTGCCGCCGGTGGCCCCGGAGGTGATGGCAGCCGCAGACGCCGGAACGGAGGCCGACCGTAAAGCAGCGGCCGCGCTGGCCGTCAGACTGCTGGAGAAAACCCGCCCGGCCACCGGCAACGCCTACCTGACCCGCAAGGGCTTTGCCGGTCGTGAGTGTCTGACGCTGACCACACCGCACAAAACCGGCGGCGTGGCTTACCGCGCCGGTGATTTAGTTGTACCGCTGTATGACGAGACCGGCGCGCTGGTTAACCTCCAGCTTATTAATGCTGAGGGTCTTAAACGCACCCTGAAAGCCGGACAGGTGAAAGGGGCATGCCATCTCATTGACGGGCAGAAACAGGCCGGGAAACGCCTGTGGATAGCAGAGGGCTATGTGACGGCCCTTACCGTGCATCACCTGACCGGAGAAACCGTCATGGTAGCGCTGTCGTCCGTGAACCTTCTTTCTCTGGCGAGCCTGGCCCGTCAGAAACACCCGGCCTGTCAGATTATCCTCGCCGCTGACCGTGACCTGAACGGCACCGGCCAGACTAAAGCCGCTGCGGCCGCTCAGGGCTGTGAGGGCATTGTTGCCCTGCCGCCGGTGTTCGGTGACTGGAATGATGCGATGATGCTGAAAGGTGAGGACGCCACGCGGAAAGCCATTTATGCCGCCATCCGGCCAGCGGCACAAAGCCCCTTCGACACCATGAGCGAGGCGGAATTTACCGCCATGAGCGCCAGCGATAAGGCAATGCGGGTGCATGAGCATTACGGCGAAGCGCTGGCCGTCGATGCGAACGGCCAGCTCCTGTCCCGCTATGAAAACGGCATCTGGAAGGTGATAACGCCGTCTGATTTTGCCCGCGACGTGGCCGGGCTGTTTCAGCGCCTGCGCGCCCCGTTCTCATCGGGGAGAATTGCCTCGGTGGTGGAGACCCTGAAACTGATTATTCCGCAGCAGGATGCACCGGCACGCCGTCTGATTGGTTTTCGCAACGGCGTACTCGACACCCAAAGCGGCCTGTTCAGCCCGCACAGCAAATCACACTGGCTGCGCACGCTGTGCGACGTGGATTTCACTCCGCCGGTAGAAGGGGAAACGCTGGAAACCCATGCGCCTAACTTCTGGCGCTGGCTCGACCGGGCGGCCAGTGGCAACCCGACAAAACGTAACGTAATTCTGGCCGCGCTGTTTATGGTGCTGGCGAACCGCTACGACTGGCAGCTCTTTCTCGAAGTCACCGGCCCCGGCGGCAGCGGGAAAAGTATTCTGGCCGAAATCGCCACAATGCTGGCCGGAGAGGATAACGCCACGTCGGCGGATATCGACACGCTGGAAGACCCGCGCAAGCGCGCCTCCCTGATTGGTTTCTCGCTCATTCGTCTGCCTGACCAGGAGAAATGGAGCGGTGACGGTGCCGGACTCAAGGCCATTACCGGCGGTGATGCGGTGTCGGTCGACCCGAAATACCAGAATCCCTACTCGACGCACATTCCGGCGGTGATTCTGGCCGTGAACAACAATCCGATGCGCTTCACCGACCGCAGCGGCGGCGTGTCACGTCGCCGGGTAATCATCCACTTCCCGGAGCAGATAGCCCCGGAGGAGCGCGACCCGCAGCTCAGGGATAAAATCGCCCGCGAGCTGGCCGTGATTGTGCGCCAGTTAATGCAGCAGTTCAGCGACCCGATGAGCGCCCGCGCCCTGCTCCAGTCACAGCAGAACTCCGATGAGGCGCTGAGCATCAAGCGCGATGCTGACCCGACGTTTGATTTTTGCGGCTATCTGGAGGCGCTGCCGGAGCCGGACGGAATGTATATGGGGAATGCTAACATTATCCCGCGCCAGCCGCGCCTGTACCTGTATCACGCCTATCTGGTGTACATGGAGGCCCACGGCTACAGGAATGCGCTCAGCCTGACCATGTTCGGCAAGGGACTCTCAGCCATGCTGAAAGAGTACGGCCTGAATTACGAGAAGCGCCGCACAAATCAGGGCATGCAGACCAATCTCGCCCTCAGGGAGGAAAGCAACGCCGACTGGCTGCCGAAGTGCGACGAACCCACCACGACATAACCTACCCGGACCGGCAACAGCCGGTCTTTTTTTGCCTGCTCACCGGCCAGAGTGAACAGTAAAGTGTTCACTGTTCACTGAGTATTCACCCTCCAACATTATGAAATAAAACAATAAAAATGCAGAGTGAACAGTGTGAACAGTTTTTCCAGAAAAAACTTTTTACCCTCCAAAGTGATCAGACCGCTCAGTGCCAATAGCGAACATTGCTGACACATGGTACGTTAGTTTAAGGGGGTGAAGTTATCTATGTTACAACCAGATGACAAACCGCTCATTCATGAATTTTAATAGCGCAGGTCATACATGGATATTCGCACACGAAAGACAAATTTCTTAGAGTCGTTAGATTCAACTGAAACGATACGCAAAGCAGTAAGTCTCGCTATAGATTGCATGATTGATAATCTTAATAATAATGAGGATATCCCCTTAGTTGTTACCAGCTATGATGACCTCTGTAGGCGGCAGGTACTAGATTATGTACAGGAATTTTGCGAAGCTGCATTCCCCGAAAGAGAGAAAGACTACTTTAATCCTAGCATACTTCACATTAACGGCAGGACTAGTGAAGAAGCCTGTATTAACTTAATTAAACTCTTAAGAAGTACAAAAGGCATACTATTCTGGTCAGATGCTCCATCGTGGTTCGCTAGCCTCCCCGATGGATTATTCCATGTTGTTAACATTGATCAAAAAACCGTTACTCGCGGCCTTAATAAGAAAAATTCTAAGCCGACAGTAATCAATAAAGAGTACAGCGTAGATACACTACTATCAGAGCTATTTTTGAATGGCGCCCATATGGAGAAAACCAACGTAGACAACGTTTCTGAGGCAGGCAGGAAGTTCTATGATGAATGCCAAGCTAGATTAATCAGACCAATACCCGCTCCAGTAGGCGCGTCATATGATGAAGAGATCACAATTAATTCTCCAGAGTGGCAGAAGCTCGCATGTGTAGCTTTACGCCGCTATCAGTCAAAGGAATGTCATGACGGAATGTCATGGGATACAACCTATCACGGTTGGATTAATGTAATCGCATATCCATTCATCGAAGAAATACCATCAATTGATGGTAGTGGTTATCGACAATGTTTAGTTGGCCTAGTTACAATAAACAATTCAAATGCAAATTCCCCGTACCTATCTACCGTTTGGATACATCCATTTTATCGCAGGGGAGGGTTATTAAGAAAATTATGGCCAAAATTACAAGAGCGATATGGAAGTAACTTCGAAATTGAGCAACCTAATGAAAATATGAAAGCATTTTTGAAAAGTGTGAAACACGCAGATTACTAATTTATGAATCAGCCTGTGGAGTTAGGGTTGGTGTGAACAAGTGGAGTAACAGCCTCAACGTGATGCTATGCAGATTTATAACATGCTAAACATTTCAGAAGAACCCCATTCGTTGTGACCTGCTCCCTGATAATTCACACAGAAGGCTGTTAGCAATGTCCGCTCCTCGCTCACAGCAGACTATAACGCTTGTACCTATAACCTGTGGAGGTGAACAGTAAAGTGTTCACTGTTCACCAAGTATTCACATGCTAACACCATGAAAATAAATAACAAAAACTCTCAGTGAACAGTATGAACAGTTAAATGCAAAAAAACTTTTTCTCTAGCCTTTGTAGATACAGAAAAATCATCAGGAGGAAGAACAATCGACAACTTTAGATAGGTAAGAATGCTATGACATTCCATAATTGGTACACGTTTAGGTACACAAATGAAAGTTGAATACATTAAAATAATTTAAATTTAGATACTTACATAATTCATTCAGACTCCGCCAGCCCATCGGTGATTACCAGAGTCATCCGATGAAGTCCTAAGAGCCCGCACGGCGCAAGCCCTGCGGGCTTTTTTGTGCCCTCAAATTGTCCCGCGAAGTCCGAAGAGAACTAATTAAATCCGAACCTTTTAGGCCCATTGATAGGTCCAACGAAAAACTCTATTGTTTTCGTTGGCCCTAAAAGCATGGAGACGACTCATGGCACGACGAACCAAGCCGTTAACGGATACGGAAATCAAAACCGCCAAACCTAAAGATACCGATTACCAGCTATACGATGGTGATGGGTTGACGCTGCTTATCAAATCAGTGGAAGCAAACTCTGGCAGTTCCGTTATCATCGCCCCTTAACAAAGCAGAGAACCAAGCAAAGCTTCGGCGCCTACCCTGCTGTCTCACTTTCCGATGCGCGTAAACTCAGAGCTGAATCTCGTGCATTACTGGTAAAAGAGATCGATCCTCAGGAACACCAGAAAGAACTGGCAAGGAATACCTGGAAGCAAAGACCAACACGTTCAAACTTGTCGCTGAACGTTGGTGGAACGTCAAGAAAACCAGCGTTACAGAAGACTACGCCGAAGATATCTGGCGTTCACTGGAAAGAGATGTTTTTCCTGCAATTGGCAATATAGGCGTCACCGATATCAAAGCCCATGTATTGGTTCAGGCGGTACAACCGGTACAGGCCAGTTTTCTAATGAAATCGCTCCCAGCAATCCACCTTACATAGACATGCATGAAGCGGCAATCTCGTTATTGATAAGTCATCGTAAATGACAGCACGCCGTTCGCGGTACCGGTAGTGATCTTATCCCCAGTCTGATAATAACGCGCCTTTAGAGGTACGCTGAATCCACCGCTTGCCGAGGAAGTCCCCACGCCGACATCCGAACCCAGCGCCATCGGCTGATTATTATAAAGCAACTGAATGCCCACGCCCGTGGCAGCATTATTGCCGCTGGTCGTATTGATCACTCCTCTTGTTGCATCAAAAATATTCCCCTCCATTTTGACGCTAACCCGGGTTCCAGCGTTGCAGGTCAGCGGGAGATTGAACGACTGGGTATAGGCGTCACCAGGGGTAGAACCTTTGCCGCTGAAGGCGCGTTTATCGACCTCTCTCATATCAACAGGTATCGCTGCCGTCGCCAGCTTACAGGCCGGTGTTGTCACCGTGAAGGCGTTGATATTGACCTCCGCCTCAGGGGATTGCCAAAGCAGCGAATTATTCAGTAAAACCAGCGCACCTACGGATTTCGCGGTTATCGTGCCGGATCCGGTTTCGGTTGCCGTTTTATAAAACGTCACCGTTACGGTGCCATTTAACGTCGGGCTAATCATTCCGCTGGTGTTCTCACAAAGTTTAGCGGTATTGATATCGCCCCGGATCGTATTGCTGCCGGTAACCGCCGCACTGCCACCGGCACATTTTGTCGTTGAACCCGAGATGGCATAGCCAATACCGGCAACGTTGGTTTTATACACGCGCCGACCGTTCACCATCGAATCAAATGTGCCGTTCGCAATCACGCCTAAGGTCTGATTGGAGATTACGCCATCAGCAGAGTTGTAACAGCTGAACGCATTGATGGTTGGCGTCACAAGCTGAGTGCCGATAACTGCACCAATAGGGAGATCGCGCGATATCGTAATATTCTGCGGCGAGACGGTGGTTGAAGGCGTTGGGGTCGTGCAATCCCAGGCCAGAGCAGCTTGAGAAAATATCCCCAGAGCAGCAAAAATCAGGGTGATGACAATCGGTTTCATTTTTTCTCTCCTGCTTAATGGCATGGTGCAGTAACGTAATGCGTGGTGTCTGAAAACGAGGTTATCTGATATGTTGCGCGGCAGCTTTCACCCGCCCAGTTCACCTCCACGGTCCCCTTCTCCGGTGCGCCGTTTAGCCAGACCCGCTGGCGCTCGTCAACGATGCCATCCGTCAGGTTATCGCGATTTTTTATGCTGGCCGTCGCCCCAAACGGGATCTCTTTTCTGGACAGCTGTAGCATGATTTTGTATCCCGTTACGGTGGGGTAATCTGCCAGCGCTAAAGCACCTTTCGTGGGCACTACCGTACGAGTATCATTGAGAACATCCGTGTTGTTATTCAACGTGGCGGTATCCAGCGATAGACTGTTCTGCCGATAGGGCGTCACATATGGCACCACGGCAAAACCTTTACTGTCGGTATAAATCCCACCATTGTTTGCCACTTTTACTCCAGCGGCGTTATCCGCTTTTACCAGCGCCATGGTCTCGCCGAGCGGCTGAGTCGCGGCGATACCGTATGGATGCACCACCAACCCGCCCATCGCGCCTGCTGAAAGCTGGCGGCTATCACGAGAATAGCTGTAGCCAAGCTGATACTCTCCATGGCGCCCTTTATAGTTGACGGAAGCGCTGCCCATCGTATCGGAGCCTTTGCTG